CTGCTGTTCAGTTAGAACAGATTGTATGTGTTAATCATATGCAGTCTGTTTTTTATTTTGGAGGAAATATGGATTTAAACGATATTAAGGATAAAGCCGAGAATGTTTACGGCGGAGAAAATACAACTGAATATAAAGAATTTGAAGATAAGTTCAAACCGAAGAAAACGACTGATGATTGTTATACACCCGATAATATTTACGAAACGGTTGCGGATTATGTTGCAACACGATTTAAAGTGGATCGTAACAAGTTTGTACGTCCTTTTTATCCGGGTGGAGATTACGAGAAGTATAATTATATGTCTGATAGTATTGTTGTGGATAATCCGCCGTTTTCAATATTGGCACAGATAGTGAAATGGTATCAATCGCAAGGGATAAAATTTTTCTTGTTTGCACCGGGTTTAACTATTATTGGATTAACACGACACGCAAATATAATCTGCGTAGGGTATACCGCGACATATGAAAACGGCGCAAAAGTTAATACATCGTTTGTAACAAATATGACAGATAATCTGATTGAAAGTAGTAGCAAATTATATAAGCGTTTAGAAAATGCAGATAAAGAAAATTTGCGAAAAATAAAAAAACAATTACCTAAGTATACTTATCCTGATAACATATTGACAGCATGCAGAATGAATACACTTTCGCGATATGGTGTTGATTTTGCGATAAAGCGAGAAAATGGATATTTTATGCGTGATTTAGATAGTCAGCGAAAATTCAAAAAAAGCATTTTCGGTTGCGGTTATTTAATATCGGGCAAAAAAGCTGCAGAACTTAAAGCTGCAGAACTTAAAGCTGCAGAACCTAAAGCTGCAGAAAATGTTTGGGAGCTGTCGGAACGAGAGAAAGAAATCATAAAGACTTTGAAATGAAAAATAAAAAAAGAAGTGGAAAGGTGAAAACAATGTTCGAAAGAATAAAGGCATATTGGCAAAAACGAAGATACAAACGAGAACGCAAGAAGTTCATACACAAATGGAACGAGGATAATAAAAATTGGTGCGAGTGTCGACATAAACGCAAAGCGTTTAAACGTGCAATGATAAAAAACGGTTATACGATGTAATCAAACAGAAAATGTGAAAGTGATGTGATAAGAGTGACTGAAAAGCAAAAGCTGTTTTGTGAAGAATATTTGATTGATTTGAACGCAACGCAAGCGGCGTTAAGAGCGGGATATTCGGAAAAGACGGCATATTCGATTGGAAATGAGAACTTGAAGAAACCTGAAATTCAGGAATATATTCAAAAACGGCTGAAAGAGAAAGAGGACGCTCTTATCGCCAAACAAGATGAGGTATTGAAAACGCTTACGGCTGTTATGCGACGTGAGAAACCCGAAACGGTTGTTGTGACGTGCAAAGCACGTAAATCACACTATGACGACAAGGGCAAGAAAGTCACTGACGAGGCGGAGCAACCGATATGTGTTGAAATACCAACAAAGGTGTCTGACGTAAACAAAGCGGCGGAAATGCTGGGTAAATACTACGCATTGTTTACAGAGAAATTAAACGTTGACGGTGATATGGACTACAGCATTAAGATTGATTACGGTGGTGAGGACGAATGAACAACATAACAGTACCGTTCAATCCGATATTCAAGCCTGTACATCAATGTAAAAAGCGTTATGTTGTAATGAAAGGCAGTGCCGGAAGCGGTAAGAGCGTCGATACTGCACAGTTATACATACTCCGTTTAATGCGTGACAAGGGACGTAATCTTGTGTGTGTGCGTAAATCTGATATAACAAATCGTGACAGTACATTCGCCGAATTAGAATCAGCCATAAACCGTATGGGCGTTGGCAGAGCGTGGCGAGTTACGCAAAGTCCGTTGTCGTTCACCTGTATAAACGGCAACAAGATTATATTTCGTGGTGTAAACGATAACAAGCAACGTGAAAAACTGAAATCAATCACATTTGCAAACGGTAAGTTGACCGACGTATGGATTGAAGAGGCTACGGAGCTTGTACAACAGGATTTTGAAATTATAGATGACCGTTTGAGAGGTGAACTTCCCGACGGTCTTTTTTATCAGATAAAATTGACATTCAATCCCGTGTCATCAAGCCATTGGATAAAGAAAGTGTTTTTCGATATACAGGACGATAACGTCTTAACGCATCAAAGCACATATTTAACAAACCGATTTTGTGACGAGGCATACAGACAACGTATGCTACGACGTAAAGAAGTTGACCCTGAGGGCTACAGAATTTACGGCTTGGGCGAATGGGGCGAAACAGGCGGTCTTATATTCTCAAATTATCGAATTGAGGAATTTGATACAGATATGAGCCGTTTTGACGCTATGGCGATAGGACAGGACTTCGGCTTTAACCATGCAAATGCCATATTGACATTAGGTTATAAGGACGGTGATATTTACGTTTGTAATGAACTGTATGTACACGAAATGGACACGACAGAGATTATCCAAAAGGCTGACGGGAAGTTCAGCAAAAGTCTTGCAATGTGGTGCGACAGTGCAGAGCCGGACCGTATCAAGATGTGGCGAAAGGCGGGCTACAGGGCAAAGGCGGTTGTTAAAAATCCGAACAGCATACAATCGCAGATTGACTGGTTAAAAGGCAGAAAGATACATATTCATCCGTCTTGCGTGAATGTAATCAAAGAGATACAGCAATGGCGTTGGCGAGTTGATGAAAAGTCGGGCGAGTATACTGACGAACCTGTCAATGTATTTGATGACGCAATGGCGGCGCTGAGATACGGCGTTGAGAGTTGGCGCAAGGATAAGAAAGCTAAAATCTATTCAAGAGAGGAGTACGGAATATGATAATTGATGAAGATATAATCGCAGGTGGTGTGACACCGTTTATCATAACAAAATTGATTGAACGGCACGAGCGAGAGCGACAGAGATACCGATTGTTACACGATTACTATATGGGCGACCACCGTATTTTAAACCGCAGAAAAAGGGGCAAAAACGTGGCAAACAACCGCATAATGTGTAATCACGCAAAGTACATAACAGATATGACACAGAGTTATCTTGTCGGCAATCCTGTAACATACGCAGTATCGGACGAATACGATATTGAGGCAATCAAAAACGAATATTTGGAACAGGATATGCCGAGTGTGGACAGTGAAATCGTAAAGAATATGAGCATTTACGGCAAAGCATATGAACTGATTTATGCAGACGAAAAAAGCAAGCCGAGAAGTGTACGATTGGATCCGGAGCATACATTTGTATGTTACTCACAGTCGGCATTTGAAAAGCCGTTGTTTGCGGTGTATTACTACAAGAAATACGACCTTGACGGCTACTGCACAGGCAGTATTTGTCGTGTGTATGATGAGTCGTTTATATATACATACACAGGTCTTGACAGCTATACGGCATTGTCATTGCAAAATGTTGAACCACATTACTTTTTTGATGTACCTATTATCGAATACAGAAATAATACGGAAATGCAGGGCGATTTTGAACAGCTTATAACGCAGATTGACGCATACAATGTGTTGATGTCAGATAGAATAAACGACAAGGAACAATTCGTTAATTCGCTGTTGTTTTTGTGTAACTGCGACCTTGACACCGAACAGGCAAAAAAATTATTGGTAGAACGTATCTTAATGGGTGACGGTGACGCAAAGGCGGAGTATCTGTCAAAGGTGCTGAATGAGGCTGATACAAAGGTGTTGCGTGACGACATCAAGGACGATATACACCGTTTGTCACACGTTCCTGACCTGTCGGACGAAAGTTTCGGCAACAATTTGTCGGGTGTGGCGATAAAGTACAAGCTGTTGGGATTTGAACAGCACGTCAAGAACAAAGAACGTAATTTTGCTAAGACGTTGAGAAAACGTTTGGAGATTTACAACAATTTCTTAGTGACATTAAACGCAATGAAAGAAGTGCCGTCGCACAGAGTTGATATAGGATTTACATATAACTTGCCTGCAAACGAACTTGAAATAGCACAGATGATTAATTACCTCAAAGGTCTTGCGTCTGACGAAACATTATTAGAGCGTCTGCCGTTTATAACAGATGCAAAGGAAGAAGTTGAAATCGCACGCAGAGAGCAAGCGGAAAAGTCCGCCGAAGATATGCGTATCGCTGAAAGTTCGGCAAGGAAAGTAAACTACAATGAAGAGTAAGGCATATTGGGTAAAACGTGCCGTTGAAGTTGAAACATATTTACAATCGCAAGCGGACAGCATTAAGGACGGTGTAATTAAGGCATATGAGCGAGCAATCAAGAATGTAAACAATGACATTGAGAAAACGTTTAAAGCCTATATTTCAACCGATATACCCGAAAAAGAGGCACGTCGGCTGATGAGTATAGCCGACAGCGACAAACAGTACGAAGAACTGCTTGAACTGTACGACGAAACAGACGACAAGACAGTCAAAAAGGAAATTCTAAGCCGCATAAATGCACAGTCATACGGTGCGAGAATTAGCCGATTAGAGGGACTGAAACGTAATGTATATATTTACTTTAGGCACGTTGCAAACGAGGCTATAAAGGAGCAAAAGAAACTGTATGACAGTGCGGTAAAGACGGCGTATTATACGAATATTTTTGATACCGCACAAGGTTTAAACTGCGGTATTGATTTTTCACTTGTACCGCAAAAGGCGGTTGATAAAGTGTTAAGTGAGCCGTGGCACGGTCACAACTACAGCGAGAGAGTGTGGATACATAACGACAGATTTATACAGGCAGTCGGACAGACGATTGAGGACGGTATTATCAGCGGTCACAGCGTAAGCCGTATGACCGATAAGCTGATTGATTACGTCAAAGATACTGCACCAGGCGGAATACGAACATCAGCCGAAACACTTGTGCGAAGTGAAACGGCACATTTTATGAATCAAGGTCAAAAGATGGCGTATGAGGAAATAGGTATAAAACAGTATCGTTTTGTTGCGGCACTGTCTGAATTGACGTGTGACAGGTGCGGAAGTCTTGACGGTAGCGTGTTTGATACCGACAAAGCCGTTGAGGGCGAAAACTTCCCACCGATACACCCACGTTGTCGGTGTGTTACGATTATGGCAGACGTGAATTTGACAAGTCGTATTGCACGCGATCCGCTTACTGGCGAAAATTATAAGGTTGACGGAAGTATGACGTTTGACGAATGGAAAAACAGTTTGTCGGACGAGCAAAGAAATGCACTTGAGCTTCACGTTAAGCAAATGCGAAACAGCTCGGCGGATAAAAAGCAGTACGCACAATATATTTCTATTATCGGTACTGAAAATATGCCAAAAACATTTGACGATTTTCGAAATTTGAAGTATAATAATACTGATGAATGGAGCTTGTTAAAGGATTATAAACAATCAAGAAGTAGTAATATGATTTCTGCATTTACTTCTTTTGGTGATTATAAGAGCTATAAAGAGAAAATAGAAACAGATATTATCGGATTAACGACGGTTGACGGTGTAGAAATAAAAAGTCAAAGCAAGCATTTTATTGAACGTGTATTCGGAACGGGTGAAGACCCTAAAACACATAAAGCACGTAACGGCGTTGAAATAGAAGATATAAAAACCGCTCTTTTAAACGGAACGACAAAACACAGAAAAGATTGTTTAAGGTATTTTGGCGATAACTGTGTTGTTTCGGTAAATAAGGACAACGGAAATTTAATACAGACCAATCCGAGATAAGGAGGTATATAACAAGCATGATTTACAAGTTAGATACTGAAAAATACGAACTTTGTAAAAAATATATTACGAAAGTCTATGAAGGAAATAAAGACGGGATTAAGTTTAAAAATACAACTAACAGCATTGTAGTAAACGAAAATGCAATAGATGATTTTATTGACGCTGCCGATTATGCTATTATACATTTCGGTATGGTGAATCAAGATTATTTAAGCGATTTGGGTTACAAGTTACAACTTCTTTATGACGATATATACAGTCAAACAAAACATAATAGCTAAAGCACGTTTTCGGACGTGCTTTTTTGATACACTGAAAGGCGGTGATAGTGTGAGAGTAGGCACAACATACACATAGAAGAAAGGAATGGTGATCCGATTATCTCCCTGTTAGACGTGGGGTTATACGTCTTATTTTTATACAATTTTTCAGAAAGGAATGATTTGAATGGCAGATACAGCAGAGCAAACAGAAAAACAAGAGCAAGAGAAGTCCACAGAGCAGAAGTCAACCGAACAAAAAGACGGCGACAATCAAAAGGCGATTGATGAAGCAATAGCTAAGGCAAAATCAGAGTGGGAAAAGGACCTTGAGCAAAAGCTAAAGGACGCTGAAGAAGAGGGCATGAGAAAAGCCAAGCTTACAGCCGACCAAAGAAAAAAAGAGGACGACGACAAGGAAAGGGAAGAATTTGAAAAGGCAAAGGCAGAGTTTGAACGTGAAAAAATCGTTGCATATGCCGAAACAGAACTTGCCAAAGTCGGACTGTCTGCCGAGATTGCAAAGTATATTGTGGCAGAGGATAAGGATAGCACAAAGGCGGTTATTGACAAGATAAAAGAAAGCTATGACAAAGATGTACAAGCAGGTGTTACCGAGCGTTTAAAGGGCAAAACACCGAATTTAAACGGTGGCAGTGGCGGTCACAACACAGGCAGTTTTATGGACATAATCAGAGAAAATCAAAGATAGGAGTGAAATAAATGGGTTATTTAAAAAATGAATTGACAGGCTTTGTGCCTGTCGAGCAAGCAACAGAAATCATCAAAATGGTGACAAGGGGTTCAAGTGTTTTAAGAATGGCGAAAGTCGAGGAAATGAAACACGAGAAGAAAAAGTTTAACGTACTTACAGACGGTCCGGGTGCTTACTGGGTCGGTGAGGGTGAAAGAATTAAGACAAGCGGTGCTACTTGGATTCACCCTGAAATCGAGGCTAAGAAGTTAGCCGTTATTATTCCGGTAACAAAGGAAAAGTTGGAAGATACAACTATCAGCGTATTTGAGGAACTAAAGCCGGAAATCGCAGAGGCATTCTACAGAGCGATTGACGCGGCGTGCATTTTCGGTACAAATTCGCCGTTCAAGACAAACATTATGAACGCTATAGACAGCAAGCATATGGTTGTTACAGACAACACAAATATTGATATTGCTATATCTGACGCAATGTCAATGATTGAAGAAAACGGCTATGACCCGTCGGGATTTGTTGGACGTATCGGCGTTAAGAATATGCTAAGAAAGCTACGTGACGCAAACGGCGCACCTGCATATGTCAACGGTACAACAGGCGGTGAGCTGTACGGTCAGCCTATCGAATTTGTACGTAACGGTGCGTGGGACAATAAACGTGCCGATATTATCACAGGTAATTTTAAATATGCCGTTGTCGGTATGCGTGCAGGTATTAATTACGAAATTCTTACAGAGGCAACACTACAAGGCACTCTTGACAGTGACGGTAAACCGCTATCACTTGCCGAGCAAGATATGGTTGCAATCAAGGCTACTATGCGTTTAGGTTTCCTTGTTGTCAAGGACGACGCATTTGCCGCATTTAAGAACGGTGTTCCGGCGATTGGTGAATTGGACGTTGAATCGGTTGCCGGCACAACAGGCAACACTGTTATTACGGTATCGCCAAAGCCTATCGGCGGTCACAAGTTGGTTTACAAGACTGCCGCAAGCACCGCTCCAAGTGTTGCGTATGACGACGATTTGTCGAAGTGGACAGAGTTTAACAACGGTGACGAAATCACTGCGACAAACGGTCACAAGATTACAGTTGCGGAAGTTACCGCAGACGGCAAAGCGAGAAAGTCTGGCAGTGCCGACGTTGTAAGCGGTGAATAATATGGAACAGTTGGGGACACTAAAAATGTTGCTGGGGATAAAGGACGACGAGCAAGACAGCTTGTTGTCCTTTTTGATTGAGGACACGGTTAATATGATTATGGCGTACTGTCATATTGATGTACTGCCACGTCAGCTTGAAAGCCTTGTTCCGAAGATTGCGGCGGATATGTACAGGGCGAAAGGTTACGGGGACAGTAAAAGTCCTGAAGTAGTCAAGAGCAGAAGTGAGGGCGAACGTTCCGTCACATATGCCGAAACCGACAATGACAAGATTTTCAGCAACTATTATAAACGCCTTGACCCGTTCCGTAAACGAAAGGGGCGTGTTCCGAGTGACATCAGTATTCAGTGATTTTTACGATAAAACTGTTATAATCGCAGAATATGAAATTGACGACTATACAGGTAAAACCGAAAAGACTGTATTGTCCGAAATCAAAGCCGATGTACAACCGTACAGTGGTGGCAGAGCAAGAGAGCAATACGGTTTAGATATAGAATGTCAAATGCGTATGTTCTGCGATATGTCAGACGACGTAAAGGTCGGTAACAGGGTTGAATATGACGGCGACATATATGATATAACATATGTGCAGAAATGGGACAGCGGTTTGGTAGCAATGCTCGAAAGGAGTAGGCTGAAATGAATTTTTCAATCGAGGGGATAGATAACGTTGTTGATAAGCTGACACAGTATGCAACAGGTGATAAAATACAGCGAGGTTTGGCAATGGCGGGTGAAGTCGTAAGAGCGCACGCAGTGGCAAACTGTCCTGTTGCAACAGGACGTTTAAAGGGCAGTATCGTAAGCCAAGTGGACGGTGACAGTGTTGCAATCGGTCCGACTGCCGATTACGGTATTTATGTCGAATTCGGCACAGGCTCAAAGGGTGATAAATCTGTTTCGCATACGTCAAAAAGACACTGGACGTATTACAGTGGCGGTCGATTTTACACAACGTCGGGGCAAGCACCACAGCCGTTCCTCGTACCTGCACTGAAAAATAACATCAGCGAGATAATCGCTAAGTTTAAGGAGGTGTATAACTCGTGAAACGAGTTATAGCGAGCAAATACGAAGTATTTGTGTTAGCGTAGGGAGGGTGATACGGTGTTTGATATTGGTTTGGAATTACGGGATATTTTAAAGCAGATAGACGGTGTAAGTGTATGCTTTGCATATCCCGATAATTTTAATAAATTGCCTGCAATAGCATATTACACGCTAACGGACAAAGGCTCAATGTCATATGACAATACGGTCGTTACGAATGATACGACGGTTCAGATTGATATTTACGCCGATTATCCGCAAACGTGTTTTGAATTGTCGGAGAGGGTATATAAATTGTTGACTGATAATGAATATTATCACGAAATGACAATGGATGTACCCAATCCCGACGACAAGAGTATAAAACATAGGACAATGAGATTTACGAAAGTAGTAGAAAGGAATGATTGATTTATGGCAAATACAGAGAAAAGAAAACCACTACCTACAATAGGTGTGGACAAGTACACATTTTTCGCAGTTTTAACAGACACATCAGAGGGCGCAACATATGGCGATCCGTATAATTTAAGAGGTACAGTCGAAATTGCACCGACAGACGCAGGCGGCAGTGATGTTTTTGACGCCGATAACGGTGCGTATGAAACATCAAACTACATTGAAAAATTAGGTCACGACATCACAAATGCCGATATTCCGCCGGAAGTTGATTCAATGTGGCGTGGACTGACACAAAAAGACGGCGTTGTTGAGGTGGGCAACGATACAAAAACCGTTTATTTCGGTGTTGCGTGGAGAATTATGAAGTCTGACGGCTCATACCGTTATGTGAGATATTACAAGGGTTCATACAGCTTTGCGTCAAACGTCGGAGGTAAAACAAAAGCGTCAAGCGGTGCGCCTGAAAAGCAAACCGCAAAGGCTACATATACAGCCGTACAGCGTGATTTTGACAACAACTATTACGCATACTTTGACGAATGCGATTTGCCGGAAGGTGTCACAAAGACAGAACTTGAGGAAAACTGGTTTAAGGATATGAACTACTATCCTGTAAAGAAAGCACTGTAAAATAAACGTAATTTGACATTATATGAGGTATAGTGTAGAATAAAAATAGGCTGAAAAGCCTTGATATATGGAGAGCGGTGGCGGCTCTGTTTCGGAAAGGAAATATTATGAGTGAAACCACAATACAACTTGTATTGATTTTGCTTATTGTATGGATATTAAAGAAATAACCGCCCTAACGCAATAGGACGGTTATTTGGGTAGAAAATATTTTCTACACTAAATATAAACTAATGTATTAGAAACGGCTGTTTACCGTTCCTCTTATATCTAAATTATAACACAATAAAAAATGTATGTCAAGCACGCATATAGCGTGCTTTTTGTATGCAATGAATTAGGAGGAATATTATGCAACACACATTAACATTTAAACACGATAATAAAAAATACGTTTCAAAGCCGTTCGACTTTGAGGCAATGTGTATTATTAATGACGCACATAACGATGAAAATAAAAACGGACCGTTAAATATCTGCCGAGAGGCGGTGGACTATATGTTCGAGGGAACGGACGCAACGCAGGATATTATTGATGCCATTGATGTAGGCACACATTCAAGACTATGTATGGAATTATGGAAATTCTATATAGACGCGTTGACAACAAAAAACGAGTAAAGGGCAGTAATTCCTCAAAAAGCCAACCACTGCGTACTTTGTACGCAGATTGGTTTAGGCAAAGAGGGTTATTGCCGAATGTAATATCAAAGCAAAATCCGTTTGTTTTGTTTAAAATGATAGACGATTTGGAAGATGATACGGAAGAGGTCTATACAGGAAACGACCCGTATTTAAAAATGTTTTATGGAATGTAGTGAGGTGATTTGTAGTGGCTGACGCGGCGGAATTAGTAGTAAGAATAAGAGGTGATGCGTCGGATTTAGAGGCAACAATAAGCGGTGTATCGCAACAACTCGAAGAATTGGAACGAACACAAAGCAATACAAAAGGTGTGAAAGGTGTAAGAGAAAGCACAAGTGCATATCAAGGTCTTGCAAGTCAGCTTAAAGATACCGGAAAAGGTATAAAAGAAGTCGGCGAAAATATTGACACGATAACAAAACCGATACAATACGCATCAACGGCTCTTGCCGCAGGCGGTGTTGCGAGTGCCAAGTTTGCGATAGATTTTGAGGATAGTTTTGCCGGAGTTAAAAAGACGGTTGACGCTACACCGGAACAGTTAGCCAAAATAAAGCAAGGCATTATTGATTTGTCAACAACAGGTATTGACGGCAGGGGCGCGATACCACAAACAACGACTGAACTAAACGAACTTGCGGCGGCGGGCGGTCAGTTGGGTATATCACAAGAAAACATTATCGACTTTACGGAAGTAATGGCGCAAATGGGTACAGCCACAAACCTTGTCGGCGAAGAAGGTGCCGCAACATTGGCACGTTTTCAGAACGTTATGGGTGTCGGTCAAAACGAAATCCGTAATATCGGTAGTGCAATCGTCGATTTGGGTAACCACAGTGCGACAACAGAATCAGAGATTGCGGCAATGGCATTGCGTATGGGTAAATACGGTTCATCTGTACGAATGTCAGCGGCGGACGTGTTGGGTTATTCTGCCGCATTGTCCTCATTGGGAATTGAGGCACAAATGGGCGGTAGTGCGATAGGTCGTACGTGGCTATCTATCGAAAAAGCGGTTGCAAACGGCGGTGAAGGTTTAAAAGCATTCGCAAAGTACAGCGGTAAGAGTGCGGAAGAATTTAAAGAGCAGTGGAATACTGACAGCTCCGGTGCATTTAACGGACTGTTAAAAGGCTTGCAGTCTGCCGAAAATCTAACTGTTGCGTTAGACGATTTAGGCATAAACAATACACAGGATATACAGGCTATGATGGCATTAGTCAACGGTTATGATTTAGTAACAGAGAGTGTCAATCGTTCAAACACCGCATACCAAGAAAATACGGCATTGCAAGAAGAATTTAACGCAAAGAATGAAACGACCGCATCAAAATTGGCGAACACAAAAAACAATATTATTGAGGCGGCGAGAAGTATCGGCGAAACAATGTTACCGTCAATAAAAGACGCAAGCACCACAGTAGCTGATTTTGCAAAAGGATTGTCGCAAATGGACGACGAGCAAAGTCACGATTTTTATTGCTCAAAAGATTTGACAAATTAACCGACGAGCAAAAACGTGCTGTTGTTAATACTGGTGCTACGGTCATTGCTTTAGGTGCATTGTCAAAAGTCGGTGTCGGAGTGATTAAGGGTGCAGGCGATTTTGTTGAGGGGTTAGGAGTAATCAGCGATAAATTGCCTATTATAGCAGACGCAACGTCAGCGATAAAAGTATCGACTGCGGGGTTAGGCAGTTCATTTTCTGCATTAGCGCCGATATTCGGTGCAGTATTAGCGCCTGCGGCGGTTGTTGCAGGGTATAAGGTTGTTGCCGACCACGTTACAGAGGCTATTGAAAACAACGCAAAATTGGGTCAAAGCTACAAGGAATTATATTCTCAGTGGCAAGATGCAGACAACCAAGTTTCGCATTTGGAAAATCTGCGAAGTGAATACGAAAAACTAAACGAATCAATCAACAGCGGTACATTAAATCCCGAAGAACTCGAAAGCGCTAAAAACCGCATAAACGACATTATGCAGGAAATCAAGGCGACTACAAATGATGATACCATAAAATTAATGATTGATACGGGCGAATTTGACACCGCACTTGCAATGGCGGTTTCAAACGCCAAAGACAGTGCGAACGAAATTAAAGACGCATTGGATTTAACATCAGGCAAAAAGGCACAAAAGGCAGTATCAGAGGGGTACGACGCACTTCAAAAAGGTAGTTCCTACGGTATGGACTACAAAAATCAAAAAGAAGAAATGAGTCAATGGTTGCAACAAGCAACTGATGTTAAAGAAAAATACCAACAACTGCAAGAAGAAATGACTGCGGCGTATGCAAGCGGTGACAAAGAAAGACGCCAAAAAGCCATACAAGCGAGAGATGCGTTTGTAAATGAAATGACCGACAGTGAATTTTCAAAGGCATATGAAAAAATGCAAGGTCAGAAGTTTTCATTCGGAGAAATGAAAGACGTTCAAAAGCAGGTTGACAATATAAAAGCTGCATATAACGAAATCAGTACAAGCATTGAAAAGATGGACGAACGTGCAAATAACGGTCGTGAATCACTACAAGCTGTAGCGGAAGTGGTTACATCGGAATCTATGAACTTAAACGGTTTCAAGAATATGCAAGAAGTCTTTGAAAGTGGCGGTATTGCAGTTGATAATGTATGTAAACAAATCAAATCAACTATGACCGATTTGGGGTTTGAAAATCAAGACATTGCCGCACAAATAGCGCTGTTTAAAAACGGTTTTCAAGACCTACAAGGTGCAATTAATAATAACGCATTGGACGCTGTTGTAAATGATTTTGTCAAACAAGGTAAAGAAATCGGACTAACGTCAGAGGAAATAGTCACGAAAGCCGCATTAATGAAAAACGGTTTTTCTGATATTCAACAGGCTGTAGCGTCGGGTGATGTAAGTGGTTTAGTGAAAGACCTATCAAGTTTAGGTGGCGATTTGGGACTAAGCACAGAGCAAGTTGACGCATTGGCGCACAGTTTGGGATTATTGCCTGAGGATAAACATATTGAAATTGACGCAAGCGGTGATGTGTCTGCAATCGAGAACGCAAAAAATGCTGTCGAGGAAATAAATAACGCAGGCAATGTACAATTACAAGTCAGTGCCGAGGGTGATATATCTGTATTAGATACGGCTGATTCAAAGCTACAGGAATTAATCAGCAACAACCAAGTTACCATAACATTCAATGTAGATACAGGCGGTTTTGATATTAACGATTTAGGCGGCAACAAATTAGGCGAAATAACCGCAGACGGTAAAATCAACTGGGAAAAAGGTGATGTTGAAAAGCCGGAAAATGAAAAGGCAGACGGCACGATTGATTATAAATTAGGTGATGTTGCAAAACCCGAAAACGCCGTTGCAACAGGTACAATAAACTACACATTAGGTACCGTTGCGACACCAAGCGGAGTACCAAAGGCAAAAGGTACACAAAATTTTGAGGGCGGTTTGGCAATGGTTAATGATGAAAAGGGTATATCTGACCCGAGAGAATTAATCGTTGACAAAGGACGTGCATTTATACCACAGGGCAAGGACGTGTTGTTGCCGTTGTCAAAGGGTGCAAAGGTGTACACAGCGTCACAAACCAAGGCGATAATGAACGGTATGGGTATACCGCATTACGCAACAGGAAAAGACAATTCAGACGCGTTTACATCAGCCAAGGACGATTGGACGCATTACACCAAAACGCACGCAGTAACGACCGCACAAGAATTAGAGAAGTGGTTAGAATTTCAAGAGAAATTCAAATCGAACGACAAGGATATTGCCGATATTGAGGAACAAATTTTCTCTATTATGCAGAAACAGACGAAAGAGTTCAACGAACAGTCAAAGGCATACCTTGAAAAGCACAGCGCTATAAACGATTGGGGCGACAACGGCGACACACCGCTTGACGCTTTCAAACGTATAAAAGACAGAAATTATCAAGATTTACAAGACGCAAAAATCACTTGGGACGATTATGTTGACAACGTGTCGGACGCAGGCGAAACGCTTTATGACGATATGAAAAGCTACTCGGACAGTTGGCTTGAACATCAGCAGAAGTATCACAGTATGTCGATAGACGACTACATTGCAGGTATCGACAGAGAGGCGGAACGTCTTGAAGAATTTTATGCGAATGACGTTATTAATTATCAAAAATACGTCGAGGAAAAACAGACACTTGAAGAAAAACGTTATGACGCAGTGGCTCAAAAGAATGCTGACGAGTATTCGGCATGGCAAAAGGACGCAGACGCTTGGCAGGAGTTAAGAAGTACATATGATGATTGGGATAAGTACGGTGACAGCGAGGAAGATTTTCTAAAACGCAAGATTGACCGAGTAAAAGAGTTTTACAATGCGGGTAAAATCAGTTTTGAGGAATTTATTGACGACACAAACAAGTACAGTATGGAACTGTACAAGTCGCAATCAAGTGCGGTTGACGAACTGCTCCAAAAGCAACAAGACTATATTTCAAATATCAAAGATGAATTTTCAAAGCAAGAGCAAGAACTTCGTGACAGTTGGGACGTACAGGATCGCAAAACAGATATGTCAGAGGTACAGGCACAACTTGATGTGTACGCAAATTCAGTTACTGATAAGGGGCAACAGAAGTACAAAGAGTTGCAGGAACAAATGAAACAGTTGCAACGTGATGAAGAATTGTACCAACTACAGAAAAAGAATAATGCCACTATTGAAAGTCTTGAGGCTGAATACAAGCAAATGGAGGACGGCAAGAAAAACATTCTTACAGGATTGCAAAATGCCGACATCAACATATCTGCATACGTGGCAACAATAACCGATAAGGTTTCGGCGACAGGCGGTAATATAGAAAGTTTGCTAAGCCGACTGCTTGACAAATTCGATAGTTTCAAAATTGAAAATAATTCAATGAGCGACAACAGGAAGATCATAAATAACTTCATGCAAATGACACCGGAAGAAAAACAAGATGCATTGAACAAATACGTAGGATTATAGGAGGAAAGATATGCGTAACGGTTTTGAATTTAACGGCAAAAATACAACGGATTTTAAGCGAGTGACGGTCAGAACAAAGGACCGTCCCGTATTTCCACAGGTAAAGGAGTTTACCGTAAGTGCCGACGAAACAGACGGTGAATATGATTTTACTGACGTGTCGGGTCACGAATATTTCAATACACGAAAATTTCAGATTGATTTTAACATCGGTGCGGACAGTACCGAAGAATTAAACAAAAAGCTAACCGCTATAAGCCGTTGGTTTAAGGGCAAAGGCACGCTTATTTTTAACGATATGCCGTTTGCCAAGTGGAACGTAAGGGTAATGGACAGCGTGTCATATACACCCGAACACGACGGCAGAAAAGCCGTTTTGTCAGTGACGTATAAGGCAGAGCCTTTTTCCAAGTTGATATTTGACGCATTGGACGGTCCTTGTCTTGATACGGAAATACCGCTCGACACAGAACAACCGATAGGACAAGACGAGTATTTAACATTGAATGGCAGTGGCACATATAAGAATGTACCGAATGTCGGCGATATACACGTCAAACCGATTATAACTGTAACAGGTGCAACAAGCCCGTTTACCATAAGCAATAACGGTAAGAGTATCACGGTTAATTACACAGGCGACATAGTTATCGACTGCGAAAAAGAAATCGTTTATAGCGGAAATACAAACCTTATGACGTATGTATCGGGTGAGTTTTTTGAACTTGCTCCTGCATTAGATAACACGATAACGGTAACAGGCGGCGGTGTCGTACAGATAAATTATACGCCTAAATTTTTGTACGACGTAGATTTTGATAATATGAAATGGAGTGAATAATATGGCTTTTAAATTACACGAATGGAACGAAACAGACTTCACAGGCGGTTGCCTTGCGTATCTTAACAAGGCATATGAAGTGGCGGTGTTTGAGGGATTGCAGGAAACGCACACGGTTTCTTTTAAGTACCCGATGAAAGACGAAAAAGCGGAGCTTATAAAGGAAAATCGTATCGTATCCGTTGAGGGACAGGCGTACAGAATTACACTTGTGAAAAAGAATTACAGCGGCTCAAGAATTATGACGGTTAAGGCTAACAGAATATTCTATGATGACGCACTTCATCATCACTTGCCGACAATCGGCAACGATACAGACGTGACAAAATCAACAATAGGTGTTGACCCATATGACGTTATAAAACTTGCAATAGCCGATACAAAGTTTGAGCTTATACCCGACAGTGAACTTAAAGAAATGGGTATGACGAGAATAGGCGCAGACGGTGTTAAAATCGACTTTTACCCGACTGATAAGATAAATACTTATGACGTAATTCAAAACGTCATAGAGGCTTACGGCAGGGGCGAAATATACTATGATAATTACCGATTTGCAGTGGTTGAGCGTATCGGAAAAGATAACGGCGTGAGAATGTCAATAAAGAAGAATATGACAAGTCTTTCTGTCGAAAGAAACACGCAAGAACTGACAACAAGACTGTATATGTACGGCAAGGACGATTTGACGATTTCGTCTGTAAACGGCGGTAAGCCGTACATTGACAGTAAAGAGGGTATCGAAAAGTATGGTATTCGTGAGGCGTACCGAGATTATAGCGATTACGATGACCCCGAAAAGCTAAAGGCGTTTGGTGAGTGGGACTTAAAGGGCGAGGGTAACGAGTATAGACTTGACCGCCCTCAACTGACAATCACGGGTGATGTGGTTGATTTGAGTAAACTCGCTGAATACGGTGATTTTTATAAAATCTCTTTGGGTGATACAGTACACGTTTTTGAAGATAATATCGAACATAAACAGCGAATTGTATCAATGACGTATTATCCATACAGCGCAAAACAACCGTCAGTTACAATCGGTCAGCCTACATTGGCTAATGCGTATTACCACGCGTGGTATATGGGTAAGCTGATAAAAACCATTCAGAAAAATTCGGGCAGAGCGAATAAACTGAAAACAAGCTATTTTCACGGTACGGTGAACAGTACCCAAAACCCCGTTAGATCCGATAATAAACAGTTACTGTTGGACGGTGATTTACTGTACATAGAGGACGACAAGGGCAGACGCCGTATAAATCTCGGCAATATGGACGGTAAATTTGTTTTTGAGTTGTTCAATCAGTTGGAAAAGAAAACAATCAAAATGGACGAGGACGGTAACGTAACGATAACAGGTATATTTGCGACGGGTACAGATACAGAAGCAAGAACTGTTATAGACAAAAACGGTATCCAAAGTTACGACGCTGACGGCAACAGATACGGCTTGTGGTGTAATGCACCGAGTAGTAATGGTCGAAGATATGCCGATTTAATATTGTATTATAACGGAAAAGTGGTTTTCCAAGTATATAACAGTATCAGTGAAGCATATATACAATTACAGGGAAATACTATCTTATATGGTGGCAACGGAGCAACACACGGCGTAGGAAAATGGGTATTTGAACAGGGAGCAAGCGGAACATTTCAAACAGCAGACGGAAAAACGGTAACTGTTTCGGGTGGTCTTATAACAGGTATTTCATAAAAAATATTTACAAAATTATTCCTTTGTGGTACAATTTAGGTATTACAAAGGAGGTATTTTTTATGAAAGGGAATATTAAAAGTTTTATATGTGGTATGCTCGTTATGGGTGTTATATCGTGCGCGGGAGCGTATGCGACTGACGTATGGCAAAATATAAATGTTTTACCGAATACAATAAAGGTTGTTGTAGACGGTAAAGAAGTACAAGCAGATAATTTCCTATACAATGATACAACATACTTACCGATAAGGGCAGTAAGTGAGGCATTGGGGAAAGACGTACAGTATGATACCCAAACAAGCACAGCTACAATATCAGAAAAGAAAGAAGATGATACTATGGCAGTAGCAAGTAAATATACACCACCAACAGAATATATAAACAACGACCTTTATATAGTTCAAAAAGACGGAGTGTATTATGTGTCATTAGGTTTTATATGGGATATGACGGAAAATACAGATTGTAAGCCTGAATACGACTATGATACAAGAGAGGTAAAAATATCAAAGGATAAAAAAGAAATATATTCGTGTCAAGCAATTTTAGTAGAGGATAGAAGTGTTATCCCATACGACCAATTTGTAGATGAAATAGAGCCATTGTTGAAATAAGAAAGGGGATTTACAATGATATGGCAACAAGAAGTGTTGGATAAAATAGTATCGAAAATTAAGCCCTTTTCGGATTCAGCTAAAAAGTACAAAGCCAATGAAGAAGAAAAACTTTTTATAGAAAGTCTTGCAAGGGAAATGCTTAATAAAAATGCTTTACAACATTTGAAAATTGACAGACGTTCAAACGGATTGTTAAATTTTAAATATAAGAATATGCAGATTGGACGAATTAATTTAAGGTCTAAGCCGACACAGTTACAAATCATATCACAGTATGATGTACGTTGGTTGGAAGGACTTTCTGTAAGGGAATGTATAAGAAAAATTCCCGAGTGGATGGAATACTTAGATTATTTGATGAATAAATAGCTTTATTAAAATAAGGCACTTCGATATTATCGAAGTGCCTTTTAAAGTGGTATTGAACCACGTGAATAATATTCACGTGGTTAGTGTTTTCAGATATATCCCGAACTAGGTTAATAATATTAACCTAGTTCAAAATACACGCTTTTGATACGAATTTATAAAGGTTAGTTGTTATCTGTCGATGTATCAGATTTTTTAGATAGCAAATATCCTATAAAGTCATAGACCGTTTCTAAATGTTCTTGGTCTAATGTTTTCGCTAATCTGAAAATTTTTATCATATTATCATCGCCTGGAGCGGAAATATCAGAAAAGTCATTTACGGCAGAAAAGTATTTATCTTTCTCCTGTGTGGTGTGCGAAATATTTGGTATATCAGTATTGCCAACAATATAATCCAATGACACATTATAGTATTGAGCTAATTCGTTTAAGATTTCAATGTTGGGCGAACGATTACACGTTTCATAGTTGCCAAGCGTAGATGACGATATTTTTAAATCGTTAGCTACATCTCTTAGTAGCAATTTGCGAGAACGTCTTAAATTTCGTAATCGAGTGCCTGTGATGTTTGTAGATTCACACATGGTAAACACCTCCTTTGTTTGATGTAATTATATAATAAAAATATGAAAATGTCAAAATAAATTCAAAAAAGGGGTTGACATACTACAAAATGAATGGTATACTACAAACATCAAATGACAAAATGAATAAAATAATTCAAAACGTCAAACAGAAAGAGGGTGAATTAAATGAGATATCTAAATTTTAGTGTTGATGATGAAATCTATAAAATGGCGAAAATTGATGCGGTCAATGAGGGCAAGACAACAAGACAGTATCTTGTAGATATTCTGACAGAACATCTAAATCAAAAAATGAAAACAAAAAAATAGAATGTTGTCACGACTACCAATCAACACAACATTCTAAACCAAACTCCGAAAGGAATTTATATATACATTATATCATAACCTTTCGGATAAATCAAGTATAAAGAAAGGATAATGAATATGACGAATCAATTAATACCGATTGAAATGAACAATCAGAGGATTTTAACAACACAACAACTTGCGGCGGTTTATGGTGCAAGCGAACAGCAAGTACAACAAAATTTTAATAATCATAAGGACAATTTTGTCGAGGGCAAGCATTATTATCTTCTAAAAGGTGAGGAATTAAGGGACTTTAAGAACCACTTCGATAATATCGAAGTGGTTCTCGGAATCAGTAAACACGTATCGCAACTATATCTTTGGACAGAACGTGGAGCAAATCGTCATTGCAAAATTCTTGACACCGACAAAGCGTGGGAGCAATTCGACAACTTGGAAGAAACATATTTTCGAGTAAAGGAACAACGCCCCGCTTGCATTGAAGATGTTCTTATACAGAGCTTGCAAGAGATGAAAGAAGTAAAGCAACAAATACAAGCAACCAACAAGCGTCTTGACGGTATTTCGGACATTGTAGCTCTTGACACGCATTCTTGGCGTGAGGACGCAAGAAGATTAATTGTTAAGATTGCGCAGGCTATCGGCGGAAATGAATACATAAAAGACGTTAACGCGGAAGTGTTTAGACTTGTGGAGCTTAGAGGTGCAACACGACTAAGCATAAGGCTTACAAATATGCGCAGACGTATGGCAGACAATGGTGTTTGCAAATCAAAACGCGATAGACTAAACAAAGTTGATGTAATCGCAGAAGATAAGAAACTTATTGAGATTTACGTTGCAATCGTCAAAGAAATGGCTATTAAATACGGCGTAGATACAGTTTCATAAGAAAGGGGTTAAAATTATGTTAAGACACAAATTTATGAATGAGAGAACAGTTACCTTTGACGACAAGGTATATAACGATTTAGAGTTACTTGCGGATGTTACAGGCAGAACTCGTGAAGAACTTATACATAAGGCGGCAATAAACTTGATCGAGGAAAATAAAGAGTATTTTACCGAGTATATCCTTGTAGATTATTTGGGGGACTTCTTGGACGGCAATGCGGAGAAGGAGAGTTGCAAGGTTGCAGGTGTTAAGGTCGATTTGGGATATGACGAAGATGATAATTATACGATGTATTTCAGCGTGAAAGATACCAACGGAAAAACGATTGAAGAAGAGTATCGTGATTATGACGATATAGACGCTTTAATTGATTTTCTACGTCAATTATCTTATAAAATTGACCGCGATAGCGAAGATGTGAAGAACTACCTTAAGCAAAGAATGGACTACCGTTAAAACGGCGTAGGAGGAAATTGTGATGAAAAGTGAATTGATAAATCAAATTTATGCAGACGTTTCACAGAGCGAGGAATATCAAAAATCAGAAGAAATGAAACAGTTAACTAAAATACAAGATGAGCAGGGGAAAGCCATAAGAAAGACCGTAGGGGATAGAATGTATATAAACAATATTGATGGATTTGTTTCAGCGTCGGAGGCTGGTTGTGAACGTTACGGTTTTATTTTGGGTTTTAAATATGCAATGCGACTTATGCAAGAATGTTTCAATCCAACAGGACAGAATATATGAATCGGAATTAAGCACCTTTCGGGGTGCTTTTTTCGTACCAAAAATGAGGTGACACAATGTACAGACGAATACCACCATAGCACGCTTATGGCGTGTTTTTTTAATGAAATCCCAATCAATTACGATTAGAAAGGAATGATAAAATGAAATTAAATTTTAATTTTGACGGTAAGACACTACTAAAAAATTGGTGGAAGATTGTTCGCGATAATTTCACGGCAATTCAAACCGACCACAACACACTGTCCGACAAATTGGACACAGAAATCACGCAACGCACCAACGCTGATGTAGGTTTGGCAGACAAAATCACCGCCGAAACCAAGGCGAGGGAAAGTGCGGATAGTTCGTTAAGCAGTCGCATAAGCAACGAAGTAACAATACGACAGGCGGCGGATAATGAACTGCAACGTAATATTGACAGTGAAATCACCGAAAGACAGACGGCAGACAGCAATATTTCAAATTCAGTAAAAGCCGAAGAATCAGCAAGAAAAAGCGCTGACAAAGAATTGAAAGCGCGTATTGATGAAATCAATGCGAACACCGAAACAACTATACTGTTTGGCGACAAAAAGCAACATACAGTAAAATTTGTTGCACCGAGTAAGCCTACACTATATTTTGACGGACAACAAGAATATGAGGGCGAGAGTATGACGGTTGATATTACGCTGAAAGACGCGTTTTACATTGACGGGAAACAGATTGCCGGAACGTTTTTGGAAGAGTGTATAAATGTACCTATAGACGGTGTTTATATCGTTGTGCGCTATGATTTTATTAAAAATACGTGTAGTATATCCCCAAGTTCTACATCTGTACCGTCGGCAATTTCGGGTGATGTATGGACATTTACATTGTATCATATTCACGATATAAATTTAGAAATGAAGATAGACAGCGAATCGCCGACAGGGGAAAGATATGAGTTTGTATCGGCGACGGTTGATTATGTCATAAAAAACGAAAATACCACAGGCGACAGTTATTTCATAACCAATACATACGAACGTGTTCGTACATTGGCAGATTTGGCAACTGTCAATAAAAATTCATTTATTGACGCTGTAAATGAAAATGCAAAAAATATTACGGACATCACCAAAAACCAAATATTTGTCGTGTGCGACGGCGACCACGACGAACTGAAAATACAGGCGGCGATAGATAGTGCACCGTATAAAAGTATTATCTATCCTGTAGGTGAATTGTGCGTTATCACAAATGCAAATATGAAGTCGGGTTACGGAATGACGGGAACTAATAACGGTGTGGCAATTCCGTTGAAAGGCGGAATGACGTTAGACGGTTCGATGTGCGATACAATTATGTTCAAAAACACAAATCCTGCTGAAAAACAGTATATTTTCCATTTGCCAGGTGGTGCAATCTTAAGAAATGTGAATTTCTGTGAAGATACTGACACGGTTACCGCTGATACTGTAAATCCGACTGTTTTGTACGCATTATCAGATTCAAAAATAATGCACTGTATATTTTATGACATATTCGGAACGCATCAATTCTCAACACATACATTTCAATTTGGAACAGTACTGTTTGCGTATAATGACATATCGTCATTTAACGGTGCTCCGGCAAACAATCTAACAAATGAAATAATATTCGGAGCAAATTCAATCATTGTTGGTAATACATTTAATGATATAACGCAGAAAAAACAGTCATTAGGAAATATGTTAGTTGTAAACAGGTCGTTATTTCAAAACAACTATATGGGTGGCTTTGATAATTGTAATATCACTCTAAGCGGTAGTGTAGTTGGCAATATTATAAAATCGTTTGACGATTGCAGTATAAAAATAACAGGCGAATTTGTGGCAAATGATATTTCAGTTGTCGCACAAAACACAAAAACATCGTTTTTGTCTACAACCCCATACACAATTATATCCGGTAACGTTATGAAATCAATTAGTATAGAGAATGAATATATAAATATTATTGAATGCAGTAGTTATGCAGTCATTTCCGGTAATTATTTCTATGTTGGTTCCATACCTGCTACAGGAGAATGTGCGTTGCTATGGAGCGCACAGCGGAACGTAATTTCAGACAATATATTCAGAACCGGAACACCAGTTAAAGATAATTCTGATTTTGCGATAATCGACGGCGACGACCATACAGTAGTAAAAGATAATCTAACAAATGCGACATCTTTAGGCACATTTGAAGATACTTGCGTGGTCGAAGGCAATGTAACAGGAGGTGAAGCATAATGTACAAATTTTATATGAAAAACGGAACAGCGTATTTCTATGAACACGGTGTTGAAATTGACGGCACAGTGTACGGAATACGTACCGACAGAGATACATTGCGTATAAAACGCAGTGTTGTCAATGATAAATTCGCCGAAACTGACGACAATTTCGATATGGACACAGAAATTGCAAAAATTCAGCATACGGACGTTACGTTTGAACAGCCTACGGCAGAACAGTTGGAGCAGATACAGGCGAAAACATTTGACAGTATGTCGGAATTAAAACAGCACGTTCAGTCTGTTATGAGTGGTGACGAAACAATGTCACAGGACGAAATCAATGCAATGCTGTTACTACAGATTGCAGAGTTAAAGGCAGGTGTCAGCAATGAATAAGGCATTGATAAAAAGATATTACAAAAAGGGCATTTACAAAGAAAAGGATTTAAACACATTTGTAAATGCCAGATTTATCACAGAAGACGACAAAAAAGAAATTATGGAGGTTAAAAAATGAACATATGGGAAACAATTAATGTATTTTGGGTTACATTGGCGTGTAACCTATTCATAAAAACTGTATTTGTTGCAGTTATGTTAGATACGGTTTTAGGGTTACTAAGGGCAATCAAAGAGAAAAAGTTTAATAGCTGTTTCGGCATTGACGGTGCAATACGAAAATTTGCAATGATTGTATCGGTTGTGGGTTTGGCTATTTTGGACAAGCTGTTAGGCTTTAATATGCTACCGTTTGTGCCGGAAGAAGTGCTTAAATATATAGGCATTACGCAAGTGGGCATATGTGAGTTTTTCTGCTTGCTGTACATAATGTATGAAAGCATTTCGATACTGAAAAATATGTGCTTGTGCGGTCTGCCGATACCGAGCAAATTGCGAAATGGTATCGAAAAGTGGCTTGATACAATGACATCAGAATTGGACGGAAAGAAAGGCGAGTGATAGAAAATGCGAACAATAAATAACGGTTTTCCACTAACGCAGTTTAACGGTATTAATATTAATACGTCGATACTATCATCATCAGCGAACTACTATTCATATGGTAGTCGTGATGTGAAATATGTTGTAATTCACTATACAGGCAACAGCTCTGACACCGCCAAAGCAAACGCAAATTATTTCAGCGGCGGTTCACGCAGTGCATCAGCACATTATTTTGTCGACGCAAATAGTTGTTATCAATCAGTTGCGTTAAATAATGCAGCGTGGGCGGTCGGTGGTACATCAGTTTACAAACACGCCGATTGTAGAAATAAAAACAGCATATCCATTGAAATGTGTTGTAGCGGTAATTATACCGTATCAGAACAAACAATCAGTAATACAGCCTATTTGTGTGCTGAATTGTGTAAATATATAGGTATTACAGCTGATACAGTAGATACATTTGTGTTACGTCATTATGACGTATGGGACAAACAGTGTCCAGCACAGTGGGCGACTAATAACAGTGAAGGCTGGATTGCGTTTAAGGAAAAAGTAAAAGCGGTTTTACGAAACAAGGAGGGACTGACAATGGAGCAGTACAATGAATTAAAAAATCTAATAGAGAAACA